AGTTAGTCTAGCTAATAGACTAAAGAAAGTGAAAGGAACTAAGTTAATAAACACTGTTCATGATTCGATTATAGTTGACTTTGATGAGAAACTATGCGATAATAATAGTATAGTTAAGTTAGTTGATAACTGTTTTACGGACATCCCTCTTAACTTTAAGAAGTTATTTGGGGTTGAATTTAATCTTCCTATGAGGGTCGAATGTCAAGTTGGATCTAATTGGGGTAACATGGAGATAGTAAATGCTAATTAATATTGTTGATGTTGGAACACCTAGTACTAAAGCTTCATCTAATGGTAGATCTTACCAAGAGATTGAAATAACTTACAAGACTGAAAATGGTCAAGTAGCTAATAAAAAGCTTATGTCTTTTAGTAACCCATCGGTATTTAATCATATCAAAGGTTTAGCTAAAGGTGAGGTTGTTAATGTAACGACTGTTAAAAATGCCAAAGGGTTTTGGGATTGGACAGGTATTGGTAATGAAGGAGATGCACCAGTGGCTACACAAAGTAAACCAGCAACTGCGCAAGCAGGTGGTAGAGTAACAGGAAGTAACTATGAAACTAAAGAAGAAAGAGCTGCACGACAAGTGTTTATCATTCGTCAATCATCTCTATCAACTGCAGTAGAGTTACTAGGACAAGGTAAATCTGTTGATGAAGTTATTGCAACAGCTAAACAATTCGAAGCTTATGTATTTAGTAAAGATCCAAACCCTACTAAAGAAGTAAACTTTGATGACTTAGAGGATGACATCCCAGTCTAATGAAAGCACTTATTGATGCTGATATAGTAGCGTATAGGGTTGCTTGTACGCTACAAGATGATGATGCTCAGGACTTTGCGTATGCTAGGACAGAAGATCTCGTTGATCATATTCTAGTTAGTACCGAAGCTTCTGAGTATAATCTTTATTTAACGGGTAAAGATAACTTTAGGTATAGTATATACCCTGAGTATAAAGCCCACCGTCCTAAAGAGAAACCATTTTGGTTAGAACCTATTCGTCAATATCTTATTGCTAATTTTAATGCAGAAGTTATTGATGGTATGGAAGCTGACGATGCACTTGGGTTAAATCAAACAGATGATACTATTATTTGTTCTATAGATAAAGATCTTCTTATGATTCCTGGTAAACATTTTAACTTTGTTAAGAATGAATTCTGTGAGGTTAATGAGTTTGAAGGACTTAAACATTTCTATAAGCAATGTCTTATGGGTGATAGGTCTGATAACATTAAAGGCATAGAAAAGATTGGTACTAAAAAAGCAGATAAAATCTTAGCTGAATGTGAAACAGAACAACATTTGTTTGACTCAGTTAGGAATGCTTATAGTAACGATGAAGAGTTTAAGATGAATGCTCAGGTTCTTTGGATTAGACAAAAAGGAAAGGAAAACTGGTTAGATGCTTATATCAAACTGTGTACAGAATAAAGACGGGTCATTAGACTTTGAGTTTCATGTAGACCCTAAAGAGGCTGCCTTCTTAATGGACTATGCTATCAAAGAACTGGTGCGTAGGGGTGTCTTTGAAGTTGCAACAGATGCAGTAGAACAGGAGTTAGATTTATTCAAACAAGAGGGTGGTCAAATCAATTGATCATCCTTATTTGGGTAGCTCTAATGATCTTAATTTATGAAGGAGAGTAGCATGAGTAACGGAAACTCACCAGCATTTCCATGTCAAGACAACAAGAAACAAATCTATACTGGTATGAACCTTAGAGATTACATTGCAATGGAAGCCTTACATGCATTCATTGATTCTAATTGGTCGGAAGACCCTAAAGAATTAGCTGAACAAGCTTATAAGGTCTCAAACGCAATGCTTGACGAACGGGTTAAATATCCTTAAGTACTACTATCATCACTTGGAGTCATTATGAAAAAACTATTGTTAATTATTGGGTTATGTTTAAGTACAAGTGCAATTGCTGAAGCTTATAAATATTTACATTACAGGTATAATCAAAATGTAATTATAACCATTTCAAATATTGATTGTGTTTTACCTGAACTTAAAAGTTTATACCCTTTAACTGCAGTAGCTACTAGAATTGACGGTAACCGTCTTCTAGCATGTTATACTCACGAGGGTGAAGATATTATAATACAATGGTACAAAGGTGATACAAGCAGATTCCCTGCTAATGTCTTTCTTACTAATCCTAAGATAGATGATACTTATAAGAAAGAACCTACATTATAATGGAGTGGACAGATGGCAGAATCAAAGGATTTATTACGTCCGTGTTGCGAGGCGGGTACAGACGTTGGCCTCCTAAATACGAAACGCTTAAAGAAGCACAAACTGGTAAAAAAGTTAATGCACTTACTAAACGAATGGGTATGCACTACAAATGCAAGTTGTGTAAAAACGAGTACCCTGCTAAACAAGTTCAAGTTGATCATATCAAACCAGTGGTTGATGTTAAGGTTGGGTTTACATCTTGGGATGAATTCATTGAAAGACTTTATTGTGGTAAAGAAAACTTGCAAGTCTTGTGTAAAGAATGTCACGACAAGAAAACATTAAAAGAAAAAAAGCAAAGGGCAAAGAAATGAACACAGTAAAGTTATTTAAAGATAATGGTTATGTCCATTTAAAAGACTTTTTACCTAAACATAGTTGTAAAGAACTTACAACAGAACTTAAACGATTAGTATCAGAAAACAAAACTGTTAATGATCCTCAATGTCCTTTGTCTCAAGCTGTACATGGTGCTGAAGCATTTGATAGACTACTTGAATATTTAACACCTTACTTTGAAAAAGCTAGTGGACTTAAACTATACCCTACATACTCATATGCTAGGTTATATGATACTCAAGGTGAAGAATTAAAAAACCATAGAGATCGTCCTGCTTGTGAAATTAGTGGTACAATTACATTAGGGTTTGATGGTGATGTGTGGCCTATATACATGGGTGACAATGAAGATAAGTCTAATGCTAATGAAATTAAAATGTCTATTGGTGATGCTGTTATGTATCGAGGCTGTGATAAGTATCACTGGCGTGAACCATACACAGAAGGTAAATGGCAAGCTCAAGTATTTGTACACTATGTAGACCAAGATGGACCTTATGCTGAATGGAAGTATGACAAACGTAAGTCATTAGGTATTAGTAAAACTATTACACAAGAACAACAATTTGATGTAGCTTATGTTATGAAAAAAGCAGTATCAGATGCTTTCTGTAATAACCTTATTAAAGAATATTCTAAACCTGAAAATGAAAAAGAACAACCATTTATTGGTGAAGGTAAAGATTTAAAAAAGAATATTAATCTTAACATTCGTAATGTACTAAGACTTCCATTACCTATGAATCAAGGTATAGGTGCAACACTTACTTCAAGTGCTTTAAATATAAACCATCAGTTTTGGAAATATGATGTAACACACTCTAATCAAACAGAGTTTCTTATGTATGATGTTAATGGTAAATATGAAGCACATGTTGATACCTTTCATCAATTAGGAAATGAAACTCGTAAGCTTACAGCAATAGCTATTCTTAATGATGACTTTGAAGGTGGTAAGTTTTATATTATAAATAGCCATGAAAAGATTTACCCACCACAAGAAAAAGGTGATATAATAGTATTCCCTTCTTTTATGGTACATGGTGTAGAACCAGTAACAAAGGGTATGAGATACACTGTAGTAACATGGATGGTTGGTCCATACTTTAAATAGGAGATAGAATGAGTAAGATATTATTATTAGATATTGAAATGGCACCAAACGTAGCCCATGTATGGGGTATCTGGGATCAGAACATTGGTATTAATCAACTACAAGAAAGTTCATATGTCATGTGCTATGCAGCTAAATGGCTTGGTAGTAAAGAAATGATGTTCCAATCTGTTAAAAAGTCTGGTGAAAAGAAAATGCTAGAAGGTATACACAAACTTCTTGATGAAGCGGATGCAGTTATTCATTACAATGGTAAACGTTTTGATATTCCTTCTCTTAATAAAGAATTCTTATTGCATGGTATGTTTCCACCAGCACCCTTTAAAGAGATTGACTTACTAACTGTAGCTAGAGGTAGGTTTAGATTTGTTTCTAACAAACTAGACTACGTAGCACAGCAACTAGGACTAGGTAAAAAGACTGCACACAGTGGTCATGAACTATGGGTACAGTGTATGGCGGGTATCCCTAAAGCTTGGAAGACTATGGAAGAGTATAACAAGAACGATGTTATCCTTTTAGAAAAGGTCTATGAACGTTTTAAACCTTGGATTAAGAACCACCTTAACCGTAACCTTATTGAAAACAATGTACTATGTTGCCCTACATGTACCTCTAAGAGTTTCCAGAAACGTGGTTATAACATAACCTCTACTGGTAAATACCAACGATATCAATGCCGTACATGTGGTAACTGGTTTAAAGATGGTACTAACCTTAAAGAAAAAGGTTCTATAAAGCTTGTTAATATCTAAAAAGGATGGTATAATAATAGTATGACTAAATTAAATACACACGGTGCTGGAGTACATCCCACTATAAATGAGATTATGAAAACCAGTGCACTAAAAAAACAAGTAGCAGGAAGTCACTATAGACAATTCCCTATTCAACCTATTGAATTTATAGTTAAAAATAACTTACCCTTTATTGAAGGTAATATCATTAAATATATATGTAGATGGCAAGACAAGGGTGGAGTGGAAGACCTTAACAAAGTAATCCATTACGTAGAACTATTAAAAGAATTGAAATCATAACATGCAAATAACTTTATAAGATTTAAAAGAACGACTCGCAGATAGACTGGATGAGATAACTCTTCTAGAATTACTAAACATTACTTCTTACGATTTGGTAGAAAGGTTCTCAGATCTAATAGAAGATAACTAC